CTTCGATCGTCATCGGTTCAGGCGGAACGTCGAACGTCTCGACGACCCACGCCCACGCCCTTTCCACCCCCGCCCACTGAGCGGGGCTGAACGACTCCTTACGGGCACGCTTCGAGTCGGGGTAGATCTCGCGCGCAAGGTCGAGCTTCTTCGCGTCGCTCACGTTCCCTCCTGCGCCGCAAGGAAGCGGCGGATCTTGTCCACGGTCTTGTCCAGGTCTCCGATGGGAATGTCGAACGTATCGGCGTCCCATAGAACCACAACTTCCCGCAACAGCCCCACCGCTTCGCTCGGAGCGCGGCGGAGTTGGGCGAGTTCGGCGCGGGATATGATGACGTGCGTGGATTCGGCTGTCGCGTCGCGGTCGTACATAACCGATGGCAACCCGTGCACGTCTTGCGGTGGCTTCCAATCAGGCTCGCTCGTCATCGCCCCGCCTCCCTCGCCATGACGGGCTCGTACGTCGCCTCGAAGATGTCGGGCTTGCACGGGTAGAACTCACCCTTGACGCCCTTGATGATCCAGTCGCCAAGGCTTGCGGTCATCTCGCCTTCAAGCGTCGGGATGCAAATGCCCTTGTCGGTCATGTGCCAGCCCGCACAGCCTTCGAGGAAGTGGACGAGCGCCTGATTGCCGTGGACGTAACGCTCGGCTTCGATCTCAACCGGCTTCTTTCGGAACTTCATGATCCCATCTCCTTTGCCATGACCACCGCGACAGCCACGCCGACGAGGGCGCAGAGTGCGGTCACCTCGACGATCAGGCGTGCACGGCTCTTACCGGCTCGCTCAAACAGATACACCATGCCGTAGAAGCCAAGGGCGTATCCGTTGAGCACGCTCGCGATCAGCATCAAGTCCTTCACGCCCCACCCCCGACGCGCGAGAGGAGGGAGTCGAGCTTGGCGAAGGCTTCGCGGCATTCGCACCCCTCGTCCTTGCACGTCATGTCTTCCCTGGACAGGGACGAAAGCACCGCCCACGCCGCCACGATCTCCGCGTGCTCCGCGCGGGCGGCGGTGGCGCGGGCCTTGATCTCGTTCGACGACTTGTAGAAGCCGTCGATCGTTTGGAGGTTGGAGAACCGTTCCGCATCCGCGATGCTTGCGAGGATCTTGCTCATCGGGATCCGTCCTTCGTCGAGCCCTGCACGCGCAGTTCGACCCACAACGCATCCCACGCCGTCGTGTGCGCGCCGGTCAATCGGTTGTACGTCCTCGATTCGTTCTCCGCAGACCACCACAGCAGCAAGAGAACCACGCTGATCGGAACGACCACGAACAGGCATCCGATCTTGAAGTCGTCAGTCTCGCTCATCGTGCTTGCTCCTTCATCGCGCGGACGGCGGCGTTGGTCGTTCGGCACGCCGATCGGTAGTCCTCGGTGTGTTGCGCTTGCGTTTCCAGGTCTTGACGAGCCGCGCGAGCCTCGTCGGCAAGGAACCGTTGGCGCTCTTGCTCCACCGCCGCCTCGACCACAGCCTTCTGCGCGAGGAGGGCGCGGCACAGCGCGGCGTAGTGCGTTCCGGCGTGGGCGAACAGACGCCCGTACTCAGGGCATGACGACTCGCCCATCCAACCGTCGCGCCCGTTCGCGTCGAACATCCTCGATGGGTCTGGAACGATCAGCATTTCGCCTTCGTGGTACATGCTAGGACCGGCGAGAACAGCGTTCGCCTTCTCCGCGAGTTCCAAGCCAGCACGCGCGATCTCGTACACGTCAGCCACGGGGGGACTCCTTCTTGTCGTCGATGATCTCGGTAACGCGAGCCACGTCACGATCGGAGGCTCCATAAAGCCACGCAAACATGGCGCGCAGCTCGTCGGTATCCTCGAACACGCGCTGCCCGTCGGTCAGAACGTGAACGGTCAGCTTGAATCCAAGAACGTCGAGCGTGGACGAGTGGGTTACGCTCGGAAGATCGGCTTGCTCACCCACGTTCGTCCTCCTTCCGCGCGGCGGGCGCGAGGGCGGTATCGAATCCGCACGAACAGTAGGCGCTCCCGACCAACACATCGCATACGCCACCGATGTGCGTACCGTACTTCTCCAACGCCCCGCGCAGCCTCGCGACCTCTTCGCGCAGCGCGATGACTTCGGCAGACACCTCTTGAGCCGCCTTGGTCATGGTCACGAGATCGTTCAAAGCCGATTCACGTTCCGCCGTCAGCATCGCGACCTCGGCGGCGTGGGTGTCGGCGCGCTTATTCCACCGCTCAGCGGCTTGTTCCTTGGAACCGTAAGCGCCGGTTCCGACCGAACAGCACGGACACACCACGCACCAACCGGAGTGCCCACTTGCCGTGAACCACGTCGGCCCGTTCGTAGCCGTCGCAGGAGATCCACAGAACGGGCACGGGCAAAGCTGCACGCTCATCGCGGCACCTCGGAGCAGAACTCGCAGGAGCACTCGATCTCGGTGATTCCGCCGTCAGCGCCAAGGGCGACGTGGGCTTCCTTGACCTTGGCGGTCATCGCCTCCAACGCCCCGCGCAGCCTCGCGACCTCTTCGTTGTGCCGATCGCGCTGGAACGCCCAATCGGAACACGCATCGATGACCCGAAGCGCGCTCGCGTGTAGCTTGCGCGACTCCTCAATCTCCGCCGTCAGCCTCGCGACCTCGGCGGCGTGGTCCGAAAACGTAACCCACCAACCGTTTTCGCTTCGCTCAGAGATTGCGTCCTCTCCGTACCGATCGGTTAGTTCCCACCGCTGCACGCTCATCGCGGCACCTCGGAGAGGGCGGCTTCAACCTTGGCGATAACGATCGCCGCCTGGACGCGTTCGTTGCAGTCCTCGCGCAGGTCCATGTCCAAGAAGTCACCTAGCGCCCCGGATGCTTCGTCGAGCAGCTTCCTGAGCCTCTCGTTCTCCTCCGCGAGCGCGGTGAGGCGGGCGGCGGCGAGACGAACGGCGTGCGATCCACTCGCCCAATACTCGCCACAGCAAGCCACCTCGACATGTCCAAGTTCCGCGATCAGTTCCTTGTCGTCCATCACTTCTCCCTTTCGATCACGCCAAGTCGTTCAAGACCGGCGACGAAATCGTTGATCTTGGAATCGTCGTAGAAGCAGTCTTCGGGCGTGCCGCGCAGGTCGTCGGCGACCTTCGGCCATAGCCGGTACGCGGTGTTGAAGACGGCTTGTCCACGTCTCCACTTGGGATTGCCGTGACGCATGTTGGCGACGGCGTACAGGAAATCGTCCAGGTCCATCACTTCCCCTCCGTCCTGCGCGCGCGCTCGGTGAGCACGTCGATTCGTCGCTTTGCCATGTCCTGAATGAAGCCGTCTTGCGTCGAGACGGTGTGCCCCGCCAAACTCATGCCGTGAAGTTGCCGTAGTACATCCAAGGCGAACTCCATCGCTACCGGCGGAGCGCACTGGTTCGATTCGCCCTGAGCAAGATCAATCAGCGCCGCAACATGATCCGCCGCCCCGCCCGTGTCTGCGCTCATGATTGCTCCTTGGCGACAAGCGACTCGGCATACTTCGTAACGAAGTCGATCCACTGTTGCGGACCGCCGCCCATCCACTTCCCGTTGCGATGGCGCACGAATCGCATGTGTTGGTTGTAACCGCACCCATCGGTCGGCCACGACCATAGCCCCGAAGGCCCGGCAAGATATCTCAGGATGTGCTCGCGCGTCTGCTCGTCGGTAAGTTCTCGTTCGGTACTCATTGTCCTTGCTCCTTGGCGATGAAGTCGCGAGCCGCGCGGGCGACGCAAAGCCAATCGCGTCCATGCGCTACATCGGAAGCCACGTATGCATCGAACAGCACCTTCGCCAGCGCCTCGTCCCGCTCCGCATCGCGCGCGGAGTCGTGGGCGGCGAGGAAGGTGCGAACCGTGTCGCGCCATTCGTTCTGCTCGGCGGTGTAGTACGCGAGCGTGGCAAGCTTCCGCATCGCCTCAAGCGTCCGCGCGTCGAGGTCAACCTTCATGACGGCATCCCCACGATAATGACGCCCGATCCTTCGGAGTCCCACCGCACGTTCTTACGCGCGGACATGTCGGGCCACACCGGCTCGGGTCCGCTCGCCTTGTCGTCATCGTCCTCCTCTTGCTTCACCTTCGGGTCGAACCAAGCACCACCGAAGCACGACGCCACGACCGTGTTCGTCTTGCGATCGAACAGGTAAGCGTAGTCCGTCGTCGCGCTCGTGTCCCACGGCCACGGCCATCCACGCGAGGGCTTCGTGGTTGTGTGTGCGTCACACGCCGAACGGAACGCTTCCTCGGTCGTTGCGGTGATGATCGCAGCCGGTACGCCCTTGGGGTATCCGTCCCAAGCGTGCGAGCCGATCCACTCGGCGTTCTTGGTGTCGTCGGTCGATCCAACGTAATAGTCGCTTCGTGTTCCCATTAGCGTCCTTCTCCTTGTGCCTTGGCGAGAGCGGCGCGGGCAATCGCTCCACCGTCCCGCGTCACGTCCTTCATGTACGGATTGTTCTCGTCGGTGAACCGATCGCCATCCGGACGCGGTTGGTTAGGTCCGTGGTAGCGCGTCGGGTCGGCATAGAACTCCAGCGCCTCCCGCATCTCCCACGACGCGGCGAGGAGGTGCCCATTCGCCACGGCTTGAGCCATGACTTCGCTACGGTCGTGCTGCGATGCTCCGTCCCACGGCGAGACCGTCGCCATGAGAGCCAACATCGCTTCGCGGTTCGGCTTACCCTTCCAAGTCTCGGGGTATATCGACATCTTCCCGTCGTCTTGGTGCAGGAAGTACGGCCCCTTCGTCGGCGCGCTCACGGGGTGCTCCTTTCGATGACCGGCGCGAACTTGTCCACGCAGTTCAGCCACGAGTTGATTCCGAACCATTGGTCTTGCTTGACCATGCTGATTAGCTGCCCTCCGTACCACTCCAATGTCTTGAGCGGATCGTCGCGGAAAGAATCCTTCGGATCGCCTTGGTGTTGCAGCGCCGAAAACCCACCGGCTTCGAGCTTCGCAACCCAAGCCTTCGCGGTCTCAGGGCTACCGAACTCGATCTCAGCCGCGCACGCACGCAGCAGCGCGGTCTTAGCGTCAAGGATGTCTGCGTAGTGCGCGCTCACGGGGTCACCTCCGGTTCGTCGCGCGTCAGCCACGACTTGACTTCGAGGAACGCCGCTCGGTCTTCGCCTCTCCAATACTCAGCGAACCGGGACGCGCCGAGGCTTGTTCCATCGGGGTAGCACTCACCTGCGAGAACGCCGCAGTTCTGGATCGGCTCGTGGGCGTACTCAGGCTTCTTGGAGCGGTGAAGCTCGATGCCGTACGGCTCGAACCACAAGCCATTGAAGCGCCCTGCGTAGAGAGGTCGGTTCGCCAGTGACCACTCGCTCCGCTCCTTCGTGAGTCGCCCGTGAAGGTGCGCGGCGGCTTTGTGGAAGCGATCGAACACGATCCACTCGGCGCGCTCGGGCTCGAACGTTGATCGGTCGAGCGTGACGCGCAGTTCGTAGGCGAACCGCTCGGGGTGCGTCGCGTTCATCTCTTGCGCGCTCACGGGGTCACCTCGGATGAACGCACCGGTTCAGCGACAGCGGCGGCAACGGCACACGCCAAGTCGCCCCACGGACCATCGCCTCCCATTCGCTCGACGTTGGCAACGCGCAGGATTGCGAGGGCTTCGCGCAGTACGCGATCGAGGCGAACGATAGCGTCCTTGGCGGCGGCGATCTCGTCGTCCGTGTAGAGGCGTTCTCCGTTCCCGTTGTAGGCGGTATCGGCCCACTTTGTCAGAACGAGAAGCGCGTCGTTGCAGGTTCCGCATCCAGCCAATCCAAGCTCGCCGGAACGCATCCGGTCTGCCATCTTGCGTACGGCGTAAACCACGGCAGGCGGTTCAAGGCACTCCTCACGCGACAACCCGACAGCCTCGGCGATATCGGCAAGGTCAGCGGAGAACCCTTGGCACGCAGCCGCATACGCTCCGAGTCGGTGCGCGGCGTCCTTGAAGTCGCGTGCCTCTTCTCCGGTGGATTGTCGCGCCGCGCTCTCAAGACGCAGCACAAGCTCGACGGTTCGGTCAATCTTCTTGGTCATCGTGAAAGCTCCGTTTTCGCCATCGCCACCAACAAGGCAACGAGTTCGGCGTGGTTGGTCGTCGGGGTGGTCTTCGTGTCGGCGATTGCCCGAAGACACGCTTCGAGTCGGTCGCGCTTAGCAGCGCACTCGATGTTGCGGTCAACGGCGGCGTCAAACTGACGTTGAATCCGGGCGGTCTCGGTGTGCGCGCTCACGGGGCACCTTCCTTCGCCGCATCGATCGCCTTCAAAATGTGATCTTGCCACTTGCGCGCGTGCCTGCCGTTCAAGCCTTCGACCACCTCGCCGATGATCTGGATTCGCGCGCACGCCATGCACTCGCCGTCGATCGACTTGCGGTAGCAAGCGGCGCACAGGTAGTTCGCATGCCCGTCGTCGCTCTCGTCGTTGATGTCGCGATCGAAACCGACGCAATCCACGCCCTCCTTGCACTCGGTGGGATCGTCGTCGATCCAACCGCCGCAATCGGCGCACGTCACGTCCGTGCAGTCCGAGTAGGGCGCTTCCTGCGCGTCGTAGATCGCTTGGGCTTGGTCGAAGTTCACGGCTGCACCTTCCCTTCCACGATCACGGGGAACGACTTGTGGCGGCTTCCGGCGTGGAGCGGGTTGCCGAGGTCCTGATCTTCGCGCTCGCTGGCTTGCTCGTCGGCGAGTCGATCTTCCTCGGCCTTGATCGCGTTAGCGAGAACGTCGGCGGCGTACTGGATTGACGTACTCAGGCGCGGGTTGCTCGCGTGCACGCTCGCGCGTTTGAGATCGCGCTGGATCGTGCGCAGGTAGTTCGTTTCGGGGTTCATCTTCGCGCCCTCCTTCGGCGCTGGTCCCTACACTATCGGCCAATCGGCAAAACGGCAAGATCGGATTCGGAGATTTTTTGCGATCGTCCCAACCGTGGCTCAGGTCAACCGCTTGGCGTCCATCTTCGTCATCAACTGCTTCACGCCGGGGAGCATTCCGACCACCTCGTCCACGCGCTGAATCGTCGCGGCCTTGTCCGCCACGGCGTTGTAGTACCGCTCGAACTGCGCCCGGATCGTCGGGAGTTGATCAGACTCCCATGTCAGGTCGGTCCACCCAACCGCCTCGGCGGCTCGCTTGACCGCGTCCGAGGACCACACGATCAGGTGATTCTGGTTCCGTTCCGTGGGCGAGTACCGGCGACGGTTGCGCCGCATCTCGTCCCACGCCTCGGCGGCGGTCAGGCGACCGACCCCGCCGCGACCCTCGACCGCGAGCGCGCGTGCGCGCCACTCGGCAGGCGACGGCTCCCACTTGTCCTCGCGCGCCAACATGATCGCGCTCGCGGCGAGCGAGTCGGGTTGCAGGTCGGACAGCAGTAGCTTCCAGGTAACCGCCTGCTCGCGTGTCAGCTCGAACCGGGGACGGCTGTCGAGGATGATCCTCAGGCCGATTTCGAACGTCATCGTGCACCGCCTTCCACATCCACCGTCCGAACCTTCGACTCCGCGTCCTGCTGGGCGAACCACTCCCGCATACCCCCCGGCTTGTGCGGCCCTGCGGACGCGCCAGACGCGCGCGGAGGAAAGACGCCCTGCCAGCCGTTCGCCACGCTCGCGCGCAGCGCAGCGGCCAGCGGCGCGGCCCCGTGTGGCTCGAACTCCCGGAGCCTCGACACCCAGGACCGGAGCTTGAGAACCGTGTGCCCCGCCTCCTTCCGCCACGCCACGTACTCGGCGGCGGCGGCGCGCACGTCCGGGGTGTCGAGCGTGGAGAAACCGACCAGCGCGTCCGCAACCGGATCGACAACGGTTGCGCGCTCCGCGCGCGCGTTCTTTTTCTTCTTCTTCTCTTCCTCTTCTCTCGTCTCGTCTCTCTCCTCTGATCTGTCTTTCTTCTCTTTCTTGCCGTCATAGACCGGCCTAGGGCAGTCATGGACGGGCATGGACGGGCCTACGCCGGTCATGGACGGGCATAGACCGTCCTTCTTCGTGCCCCCTTCCATCGTGAATTCGGGCTTCCCGCGCTTGCGCTTGAGGTGGGTGCCAGCCTTCTCGTCCCAGTCTGGGAGGTGCAACCAGTAGCGCCGAGCATCACCGTGGATGTCCACGAGGCCCACGCGCCACAATTCGCCCACGGCCCGCGCCGTCTCGCTCGCGGGCTTCTTGAGCGCGGGCCAGACCTTCGCGTCGAGCGCCACGGGATCGGCCTCGATGCACCCGTAGGCGTCCACCACGAGCAGGAGCTGCGTGTAGAAGAATCTACAAGTGTCGTCGGGCAGGCGCGCGAGCTTCCCGGACGTGCGGATCCCCTCGTACACGGCGGTCCAGGGACGGCTCATGGCATACCGCCTACCAAGAAACGGGCATGAACGCGCGAATTACTCGGCACTATGGGCACTTTTCAAGGTCTCCAACATGGGCGACCTTGACAAGAGGGAGCACCACGCTCTACCTTGTCCCGGTCGTCTCTGAACAAGCGATACGGTACCGATTCGTCGGTACCGATCAAGCCCCAGCGCTCCGGCGCGGGGCTTTTTTCTTGCCCACGCTCGCGCTACGATCCGCCCGACTCTTCGACGTTACCTTGAGCTTGCGACGGGCCGCATCGGACTCCTTCTCCGGTGCGGTCCACTTGTTTCGAAACGAAAGGGGGCCGAGCGACAAGCCCGGCCCCACACCCATCACGCTGCGACCCGCTCAAGAATCGCAGCGGTTCAAAAAGCGGGATGGCGAAATGCCACCCCGCTCACCGCACCGCGCGTGGTAACCGGCTGATTGTGACACACGCGGCTTTGCTGCTCAGAACGGCGTGTCATCCACCTCGACGTAGGGAGCGACTTCGGTCGGCATGTTGTGGCTTCGCTCCACGAGCTTCACGCCCATCACGAAACCAGGCAAGCCGGAGTCGATGAACGGCTTGAGGTTGTCGTACACCTTGCCATGCTTGTTCGGCTTGCCCGTTTCGACGATGCAATCCGCGTCAAACACGGTGCCGATGAAGTAGTGCGGATGGAGAGGGCGAAGACCCACCGGAACACCAAGCTCGGCAAGGGTCGGCTTCGTCACACGCAGCGCCTTGTCCGTAAAGTGCAAACCCCACCACATGCGGAACGGGGACCCGACACCCGCGCATTCGATCTTGAGGTAGTCGTTTCCGGCCGTGCTCGTCTCGACGGTCGCGTTCTTGACCTCGAACCGGTACAGGCCAGCGGTTGGTTTCTTGAAGCCTTCTTCTCCGTCACGCCAGTCGTAGTTGATGCCCATCGATCATGCGCTCCTGTCAGTAGTTTCGGTGGAGGTGAGCGCCGAAACGAAGTCCGGCGCAAGAGATTCGGCGGGCTCCGCGCCAAGTGCGAGGAGCTTGTTTCGAGCCGCGACCAACTCGGACAGGAAGATCCCCATCGCGGAGTCAAGCGCGGCCATATATTCCTCGTCGCGCGCGATGCGGACGATGACGGTCGGAAGCTCGGGATGGTAGGAGATCAGATCCCACCATGATCGCCCGGTGATCCAGAGGTTCCCTTGAACCTGGGCGAAGTGATCCTCGGTCATGTCGAGCATGTTGGCGACGTGCTTCGCGGCGCTCGGGCACTTGATCTCGAGCCCGCCATCGTCACCCACGAGCCGGTCAGGCGAGCACGCCACGAGCCGATCGTCGCGCAAGCACACGCCCACCTTGGTAGTCGTCACGTTGCGTTGCAGCTCGTAGTAACTGACCGCCCAGTCTTCCAGCTCGTTACCACGGTCGATGTAGCCCTTCACCTCGACGCTGTGCGGGACCCCGATGCACCACTCGGCGAGGAGTTCGTGCATGTACGTCTCGCGTCCACCGGCAGGCTTGCGGGTTTTCGCCGTGAGGATCCGCGAGAACTGCGATGCGGTCGGGATGCCGAGCCGCGCGAAGTGCCACTCGGGCGAGCCTTGTTCGGCGTTGATCGTGATCACGGCGCACCACCCTTCTTCTTCGCCTTGAGTGCGGTCATGGCCTTGTGGAAGTCGCGCGCTGAGATTTCCGCGATCGACGCCACGCCCATGTACGCGAGGAACTTCGTCAGGTCCGCGCCGGAATCCACGACGAGATCGTTCACGGTCATGGCCTGTTGCTCCGTGATCTTCTCGGTAGACCCGCCATCGGTGTCAGGATCCGTGGTCGTCAGGCCGAGAACCTGGATCAAGGACTGCCGACGCGCGTAGGTGAGCGCCGCCGCGACCTTCTGCTGATCGTTCATCGCCGATTCGGTCTTCGTCGATGTCGCAAACGACGCCGTCTGGAAGTGGCCTCCGACGTGGCGCAGCGTGCACGTGCAAGAAATCCGATCGTTCTCAAGGGAGCTATCCCAGGAGTACGAAAGCCCGTGCTTGGTGAGCAGCGGGCGCGTCACACGCGCGATCTGGTCAAGTTCCGCGTACTTGTACGCGTACTGCCCGCCTGATTTCGTGGTGATCTTGGCCGTGCTCTTCTTCTGGATCGGAGGGCACTCCGATTGGAAAGCGGCAAGCGCGAGGTTCATCTCGGTCGCCGCGAACTTCGCGTCCGACCGCTCCTTGAGCGCCACCAGCCGCTCGATCGTGCCCACGTCCACCTTGCCCTCGATCGCGATGCGGAGGATGTCCACGATCTGCGTTGCGGGTTCGGTGCGTACCGCCACCGCTCCGGGCGGCGTGTCGGATTCTTGAGGATTCATAGAGACACTTTCTCACCCAGGGCGGACACCGCCGCACAACGCAAGCGGGCCGAGTCCTGAGGTGTTCAGTACGCGAGGTACGCCTGTCGCCGCGCGATGCGCGAGATGACCTGGGGCGATACCCCGTACTTGCGGGCGAGCTTCGACTTCGCGCCGTGCTTGCCCTTGGATGCCTTGAGAGCCGCTCGGATGGCGGCGACCTGCGCGGGGTTGAGCCGCGCGTTCGGGTAGAGCTTCATGCCCGGAGACTATCGGCAATCGGATAAAGGGCAAGATTTTTCTTGCGAATCGCGCGAGCCCTTGGAATCGTGATGCACGAAGGCGATACGGATCGCCAGTGAGCCAACCACGAAGGAGAGTCATGACCGCTACCGACTACGCAACCTTTCTCGCCGAGAAGTCCCGATGGGACTCAGACCACGGATTCGACGTTCCGAACGAGAACGTCCACGCGTCGCTGCGCCCGTTTCAGCGTGACATCGTACGATGGGCACTTCGACGTGGACGCGCCGCCGTATGGGCGGACTGCGGGCTCGGGAAGACGATCATGCAGCTCGAATGGGCGCGGAAGATCGTCCAACGCACCGGGAAGGACGTTCTGATCCTCGCCCCGCTCGCCGTCGCGTCACAGACCAAGCGCGAAGGCGAGAAGTTCGGCATCGACGTGACCGTGTGCCGCGAGCAAGGCGACGTGCGCCCCGGCATCAACATCACGAACTACGAGATGCTGGAACACTTCGACCCGTCCGCGTTCGTCGGCGTCGTCGTGGACGAGTCCTCGATCCTCAAGAGCTACACGGGCAAGTTCCGCACGCTCATCATCGAGAGCTTCAAGGAGACGCCGTACCGGCTCGCATGCACGGCGACCCCCGCGCCCAACGACTTCATGGAGATCGCCAACCATGCGGAGTTCCTCGGGACGATGACGCGCGCCGAGATGCTGGCGATGTTCTTCGTCCACGACGGCGGCGAGACTCAATCGTGGCGACTCAAGGGCCACGCTCAGGGCGACTTCTGGCGATGGGTCTGCTCATGGGCGGTCATGCTCCGCAACCCGGCGGATCTCGGGTACGACGGCAAGGAGTTCGTGCTCCCGCCGATCCGGTACCACGATCACGTTCTCCAGGTCGATCCGTTGTCGATCGGCGTCCTGTTCGAGCACGAGAGCCTTTCCCTTCAAGATCGCCGACGCGCCCGCAAGGTCACGATCGACGAGCGCGTGGCGAAGTGCGCCGAGCTTGTCAACTCGACACCGGGCCCGTGGGTCGTCTGGTGCGAGCTGAACGACGAGAGCAAGGCGCTCGCATCCGCGATCGAAGGTGCAGTGGAAGTCGAAGGTGCCGACTCACGCGAGGACAAGGAACGTGCGCTCATGGGATTCGTGGACGGCTCCGTCCGCGTTCTCGTGACCAAGCCGAAGATCGCGGGATTCGGGATGAACTGGCAGCATTGCGCGAACATGGCATTCGTCGGCGTCTCGGACTCGTTCGAGATGATGTACCAGTCGATTCGCCGTTGCTGGCGGTTCGGTCAAGAACACCCCGTCAACGTTCACTTCATCACGAGCACGAACGACGACTGCGTGCTCGCCAACGTCCGTCGCAAGGAAGAAGACAGCCGCATCATGTTTGAGGAGATGGCGAAGAACATGCACGACCTGAACAACGAGAATGTCCGAGGCACCCGCCGCACCGCAGCGACCTATGCCGAGGAAGTCAAGCAAGGCGACGGGTGGACGATGTACCTCGGCGATTGCGTCGAGATCGTCGCGGGGATGCCGAACGACTCGATCGACTACTCGATCTTCTCCCCGCCGTTCGCGTCGCTCTACACCTACTCGAACAGCGACCGCGATATGGGGAACTGCAAGACGACGGAGGAGTTCAAGGTCCATCTGTACTTCCTGATCCAGCACCTTTTCCGCGTCGTCAAGCCCGGAAGGCTTCTCTCGTTCCATTGCATGAACCTCCCGACGAGCAAGGCGCGCGACGGCGTGATCGGGATCAAGGACTTCCGTGGCGAACTGATCCGATCCTTCGAGCAAGCGGGATGGATCTATCACTCCGAGGTCTGCATCTGGAAGGATCCCGTGACCGCGATGCAACGCACGAAGGCGCTCGGTCTCCTGCACAAGCAGATCAAGAAGGACTCGTGCATGAGCCGCCAGGGCATCCCCGACTACCTCGTCACGATGCGCAAGCCCGGCGAGAACGTCGAACCCGTGAGCCACACGGCAGACGACTTCCCGGTCCAAGAGTGGCAGCGCATCGCATCGCCCGTCTGGATGGACATCGACGCGAGCGACACCCTCCAGTACATGAGCGCCCGCGAGGACAACGACGAGCGCCACATCTGCCCGCTTCAACTCGAAGTGATCCGGCGCGGTCTCAAGCTCTGGAGCAACCCCGGCGATACCGTCCTGTCACCGTTCGGCGGGATCGCGTCCGAGGGTCACGTTGCGATCGAGCAGGGGCGCAAGTACGTCGGCGTCGAACTCAAGCGCAGCTATTTCGAGCAAGCCGTGCGCAACCTCGACAACGCCACGAAGAAGTCGAAGGAAGGGATGCTCTTCCAGTGATTCGATGCGCCAACTGTAGCCGGATCGTTCGATCCAATCTCCGATTCGGCGCGCGCGGATCACGCGTGTGCACCTCGGTCCCCTGTCAGCGATACCTGAAACGGCAACGATACATGCGACGCAAGATCGCCAAGGCACTCCAATGAGCACCACCATCGAAGCAGGCCGCACGGCCACGTTCACGAAGCCCGACGAGACGCACCCGATCCGCGCGTCTTGGGGAGCGCGTGTCTTCCAGAGCCGAACGCAGGTCATCGTGCGGTTCAGCAACGGGTTTCGCACACCCGATCGAGGCTCGCAGGCGATCCCGCTCGTTACGGTCACGCCCCCGCGCGGATTCGTCCCCGCGACGGTCCCGCCCGGTCACCGTTGGGATGGGTCACACCTCACGATCGCCCCGACGTGGTGGAAAGCGAAGACGCCGAAGGTCGTTCGGTTCCTGCCCAAGAACGATAAGGGCTACCCGATCACGCCGGACGTTCTCATGACGACGATGCCGACCGGCATACGCCACGTCATGCGCTTGAGCTCTAACATCGGGACGGAAGTCCTGAACCAAGCCCCGGCGGTCGGCTGGAACCCAGCCGGCGACTTTGAGGGGGACACTCAGGGCGGGATGGGGATCGAGCCGTCTCCCGGCATCGGCCTCGAATGGAGCACGCATGCGTACCTGTCCGACGCGTGGCGGCAGCGCAGCGCGATCGACGACCTCGACCCCGACACGGGCGAACCCGTCTACTCGTCGGGACCGGTCGACTTGCAGCAGGTCCACCACGAGCCGAGTCGGTACGGCAAGGAATGGCTCGACAAGGCGGGTGCCGAGTGCGTCGTCGGATCGTTCGATGCCGAGTCCGATATCGCGTGGTCGCGTTGGTGCCTGATCGACGGCGAGCACAAGGTCCGCGAAATCCGCCACGATATCGCGCTCGCGTTCCTCTGGAACGATCCCTGCGCGCTCCTGAACTTGCGCATGAGCGCCAAGCGCGTCATGAACGCGATCAAGACGGACGACATGCTCGCCACGATCGCGGCTGCACGCCCGGAAGCGCGTCCGAGCATGGGGCGGATCCACGGATGGGCAGCGTACACCGTCGCCGCCTGCTGGCTCGCCCACGGGCACGAGGCACCGCGCAAGATGCCCGGAGCGATGCAGTGGATGTACGCGATGCGCGATCTATACATCGTGTCCCAGGACGGCTCAGGGCTCTTCCAGCACGAGGGACCGCCCGTGCCGAACAATCCCGGCTACGACTACTGGTCACCGAACCCGCGCGGCACCGTTCCCCCGGACAAGCGCATCGGACAGAGCCACGAGCACGGCATCCTCATCTGCGGGCTTCACGTCCTCGCGCGTGCGCTCACCACAGCCGACGCCAACGCGATCAGCGCGATCGAACGCGCCGCATACGTCTGGTTCCGTGCCAGCGCCCCGCCGCCGCGCAAGTGGCTCGCAACCACCGGAGAGACCTACGGCGAGCCCGAATCGCTGTACCTCGACTGGGCGGCGTCATTCGCAAACTACTGGCTCCCGAGCCACGGGTGGGCGGATCGACTCCTCCGAATGCGCGGGTTCGCGCAAGGCGACATCGTGACCCGCGCGAATGCGTGGCTCGATCGATGGGAGAACAACGACGATGGGTTGATCCATCTTCGGATTGACTCGATCTATATGTTTGGGATCTTGGCGGGCAAGTGGCAATGAGCGACGACCTTCAAGCACACGCCAGACGTAGCGATCCACAAACATCCCACGACGCCGCCGCGTCCATTAGATCGGCAAGCATCGAAACCCTGCGCGCGCTCGTCATGCAGACGATCGAGGCATGGGGCGCGTGCGATGACACGGAGCTAGTCGCACGCATTGGGCGATCGGGCTCAGTCTACTCTCCGAGTGGGATCCGCACACGCCGTCGTGAACTGACCGACGATGGGCTCATCGTCGACACAGGAATGCGGGTCAAGCTCGCATCCGGTCGCATGGCGATCGTGTGGGACGTGCCGCGTTGATCCAGGTCACCCTCCCCGTCCCGCCGACGATGAACACCTACTGGCGCTCGATCGTCATGGGGCGGAGCGTGCGCGTCTTGCTGAGCAAGGAAGGGCGCGCGTACAAGTCGGCCGTGGCGACGATCTTCGCCATGCGCGAATACAGCAAGCCGGTACAGGGCAGCGTGCGCGTCACGATGCACCTGTACCGCGCGCGGAAGTCCGGCGACCTCGACAACCGGATCAAGGCGTTGCTCGACGCGCTGAAAGGGCTCGCGTTCGTCGATGACGATCAAGTCGTGGAGATCCACGCCTACCGCTACGACGACAAGGCGAACCCCCGCGTCGAGGTTGCGATCGAGCCGGTCAGTTGACCGATTCGGCTTCGACCGGATCGGGCAGCGGGTGGATCACGCCGATGATCGCCTTACAGGTGATGATCCAGTGGTCGTCGCCCATCTCGGGGACGGGGATCATCGCGGTGTCGGCGAGGATGATCTGATCGCCGACGTTGAACCGCCACGGCTTGCCGTTCGGGTCGAGTTCCGGCAAACCGGCTACCTCGACGTACATGTCCTTGATGTCCATCTGGCGCTTGGCCGATTCGGACAGCGCGATCATGCCGTTGGCGAACTTCGATCGCGTGCGGATCATGACCGCGTCGCCGATGAGTTGGACTTGGATCTTGGGCTTGCTCTTGACGAGTGAAATGCTCATGCCCGATACGCTATCGCGCCGGTATCACACGGGCAAGACATCATCCAAGGCGGCTAGGAGCCGATCGTACGCCTCGGACGCCGCCGTGCTCAGATCATCGTCGAGCAGGTTCGTAAGCTCTAGAGGGTCGCCGCGCGTGTCATAGAAGAGGTCCCCATCAGGCGCGAGCACGAGCCGCCATCGCCCATCGGTGATCGACCGGGACCGCGAAGATGGATCGAAGTTAGCCGGGTTAGTCTCCCCGGTCGGCAGGAACTTCTGCTCGATCGAGTACGGCTTGAGCGCGGTCGCCGTGTCCCGGTTCACCTCGTCCCGAATCGCGGGCATGATCGAGACCCCCGACACCGTGCGCGGGTGCCCCATCAGTTCGGCGATCGTCGCGTACACGTCGCCGATGTCGCACATCGACTTGACCTCGCGCCCAGGACGCGCCACGGTCGCGCCGTAGACGACCATCGTGACGTTCGTGCCCCCACGGGTCAGCGTACCCTTGCCTTTCGTGCCGAAGCCGTCGGGGAGCATGGACGGCGTGCCGCCGTTGTCGCCCACGATGACGATGTGGGTCGTCGGGCGCAGCGCCTCAGGAATAGCGGCCCGCACGCGTCCGATCAGAGTGTCCATCGCCTCGATCCCGGCACGGAAGCAGACGAAGAAGTCATCGTCCGCCCGCGCGCTCTGGTTGTCCGGGTTGCCCGCGAGCCGGTGACCGGCGGCGAGACCGCGCCCGGTCAGCTCGGTCTGCATCGCAGACGAGATCAGCGTGAACGGCGGCACGTCCTCGGGCATGTGCGGCGGGTCGAGCGAGACGGAGCAGAAGAACTGCGTCGTCCGCGCCGCGAGCCACGTCGTCGCGGCGGCGGTGAACACCGCGCTTGCGTATGTCGCCTCGGTGTACGTCGTCGTGCCCTCGCCATCGACCCACGTCGGCGTCCCGTTGACGATCTTCCAGAACGAGTAGCGACCGCCGTAGGGCAACGGTCCCCACGTTGAATCCTGGAACCCGAACGTCGCGGGGTTCGTGAGGTTCGTGTTCGGCGTGTGCGATCCGCGCCCGTCCCCGACCGTGCTCCACGGGTCGCACATGTGCCACTTGCCGAAGTGCCCGGTGACGATGTTCGAGTCTTCGGATCGCAGGTGTTCGGCGAGGAACAACGTCCCCGAGCTGATGGCGAACCCCGTCGTCGGGTACGTCGTCGCGCTCGTCGCCGCGCCGGGTGGGCGGATGTTGAAGCCCACGCCGCACTCGTCGACCCGTTGCCCCGTGTGCACGCGCGCCCGTGCCGTCGAGCACAGGGACGAACCGTAGAACTCCGACATCCAAACGCCTTCGGACGCGAGCGCAGACAGGTTCGGCGTCCGTGCGTACTGGAACTCATCCGTCACGTCGGGGAGCCCCGTCGCGTATCGTTCCCCGAGCCCGTGATAGTCGAGCCATTCGACGCCAAGGTCGTCGAGCACGATCAGGACCACGGAGAACTTCGGCGGGAGCTGAGATCGCGCTGGTCCCGACGTGCGCGACCGGACGCGCCCGACCTCGCGCAGAATGGTGACGACTTGTGCCATCAGTAGTTCACATCGATCAGGTGATCGACCGTCACGGTCCCCTCGTCCGTGGTGGCGATGAGATAGCGCAACCGGTACAGGTGCCCAGGCGTGCGCGTGAACGTGCCAGACGCCGCGATCTTGTGCTCGAAGTTGTACGTGTAGACCCCATCGGAGTACGTGCCTCCGAAGAAGTCGGACGCCGCGCCGTCCGCGATCGTGTAGATCGAGTCCTCGGGGTACGAACTCGACAGATCGTAGACGTAGAGCGAGACGCCATCGCAATCTCCGGCCACGACGGGCGTTCCGTCGTCCAAGGTGACGACCGCGCGCGTGGGAATGATCTCGTTGAATGCGAAAGCGTCTCTCATGTCAGCAGCCCTTCTTGCCCTTCTTCTTGCCCATCGGATTCACCTCCTTTCCGTCAGTGGTTCGTGACGGTGGCCCAGATGCGGACTTCGCAGTCCATCTGGTTCAGGCGACACGGGCCGTGGCCCTGGTACGTGGGCGTCGGCTGACCGTCGACGGACGTGAGCAGCCCGTACGCGGCAGCGCGAATCGGGTAACGACCCGGAGCCAGCGCGATGGTGATCGGCGCGAAGGCGTCGGGGATCTCGACCGGCCAGAGGTGCATGTCGCCGCAATCGAGGAAGCACTCTCCGTCCCACGATGTCGGCGCTTGGTCGGGCACGCCGTTCGTCGCCGCCATGTCCGGTCCGTAGAGGGTCGTGCACGGCGCGAGCATCACGGAGCCCGAGTTCTGCGGGTCTCCGATCCAGAAGTACGAACCCTGCGCGTAGCTGTACGCGGGGTGCTCGGCGGTGGAGTGGTACGCGTTGGGCGTCAAGTTCTCGATCAGCGCCTTGCCGCGATAGCCGACGTGGATCTCGACGATCGCGTTGCGTTTCAGGTTGAGCTGGCCGAGTTGCGCCATCGGATCGAGCGGACCAGCAGTGGCGGTGACGGGCTGCCATCCGGTGTCGAACGCGATCTCGACGCTCGATCCGGTCGGGTTCGACGCGGAAGACGAGGGAGAGAGGCCGACGATCAGCATCAGCGCGCCGATCAGGATGGCGGGCAGGAACGTAGAGAGGAGTCGAGACATGTGGTGTCCTTGGTTGGTTGGTTGAATGAAAAGTCTAGATGACACTCACGTTGATCTGTTGCTTGTCGCGTTGCTCACGGGTCTTTTGGCCATCGAGCGAAGGCGGAACGCTCGGCGTTGTAGTGACGAAGCGCGAAGCTGTCATCCGTGTCGTCAGCGTTGCGCGTGGTGGTGAGTTCGCGGTCGATCCCGCCACTCTTCCAAGTCGTTCGGAGTGTCTGCATGTTGCGTTGTCCGGCCCTTTCAAGGGCAGTAAGTACATCTGATCGAAGCGCACGCTGCCCGTAGATCGCGAAAGCCATCATACACACGAGCAAGACGGCCAGTGCAGCCGAGCTTCTGGATCTCATCATCGAGCATCGCGGACCTTCCTCAGCTCCTTTACCTCGTCTCGAAGATCACGGAGCTGCTCCTGCGTGTAGCGTTGCCCTTCGAGGAGGGTTGTCATCTTCGCCTCGAAGACATCCTTCGACACGAACGAGGCAGCGAGCTGCACCGTCTGCGCGTTCATCTTGGTCGCCATGGCGTCATCCATCTCGTACTGCGAGCGGATCAGGTATCCGACGCCGAGGATGAGAGTGATCATCAGGCTCAAGCGAACCGTCGAGTTCTCCGAGAGCGTGTAAAGCGCCCCCCTAGTTTCCGAAGCCATGTCAGGTCCCCGGTTCGGATTTCTTGGATAAAGCCCACGAAGGCATCATCGTTCGGATGACCGCGAGCGGGTCGCGATCCTTGAACGCGCGCAGGATGTGGTGACCCTTGAGCCACGCGAAGACGCCGATCAGCGCCCACCAAAACAGCGACGGCACGTGGTTTACCGGCACCTCGCGCGTCACGTACTTGACCGCTGCACCCTCGCCCACGAGGTCACCGTCGCGCAACTCCTGCGACTCGCCTACAGCCTGAGCCGCGACGGCACCAGCCGCAGCGCCCACGCCTGCGCCCACAGGACCGCCCACGGCTGCACCTGCGACAGCGCCCGCACCGGCACCGCCAGCGGTGTACCCCGCGCGACGTAGAGCCCCGCACGCCGTTGCGCACCACACGAGCAAGACTGCGACAAGGAGGAACAACAGGTATCGATGCACGCTGGTTTTCATGGGGTAACCGTCTCTTTCTTCTCGTTCAGGATGCGGTTCTCGACGATCTTGCGCGATCGAGCGATGGCCTTACGAATCACGTCGATGTCCTTCGCGGTCGGTTCCTCGGTGTTGAACCGGAACGACGCGAGCGTGTCGCGCGTGAGCGTGCCAGCCTCACGGCGCAAGCGCGAAAGATCCGCGTCCGACCAGTAGTGCTTCTCGCCGTTGCGCGTGTATGTGTAGTCGGGACGACGCGGCAGATACTTCGATTCGCCGGGACGCTTGCCGTCCTCGACGAGTTCGTTCCAGCGACGGAGCACGAGGTCGGCAGAGAACACGTCCGAGCGATCCTTACGCTGCATTGGCGACGCGACGCGCTCGAACGGGTTAGCTCCGGGGCGTGACATCGGTTGACCCCACAAGTCGTAGTCCTCGGGTGCAGCGAGCGACTTCACCGGGATCGCCTCGTACGGGAGCGCCTTGAGCGCGCGCATGGGCACGCCCTCGTTATCGAGCGGTCGCACGCGGTTGACCGGCAGCGTGTTGTCCGCAGCGCGCAACGGCTGGCGCAGCGCGTTCGGGAACATCGGCGTCCACAAGAGCGAGGTTGCGAACCGTTCCGTGCTCCCGCTCGTGTCCGCGCCAGACGACACGTCGGAGACGAGCTTCTGCACGTCGCCCACGGTGCGCAGGAACGTCTTGTCCGATGCCTGAGACACGATCGACGATGCCGCGCTCGCGATGTCGCCGCCCTTGATCGTGTCCACGAGCGTCGAGAACGCGACCGAGAACGGTTCGACGCGCGAGTAGCTAATCCACTGGTTTCCGACCTTGAACGACTGCGCTGGCGCGGTGCGGTCCTGCAACTCCGCTTCGCCGGGATTCATCGCGCGCGATCCGGTGATCTTTTCCTCGTCGTCGTCGCCCTTCATCGCGTACGCGACGGCAAGCGTTACCCCGAGACCCAAGAGCGACGAGCCGATGTCCTGCTCCATCTTACCCGGCGTCTTCTTCCACTCGCCGTTGATCCAGTTGGACGCGGCGACGACGGGTGAGAACGGAATGGCGAGCCCGCGTTGGAAGATGCGATACGGCGTCTTCACGAACGGGAACAGCATCGACCCCACGGGGAACTTGAGCGTCTCGTCGATGCCGCGCCGCATCCCGAGAAGCCCCTGAAGGATCTTCGACGACTCGTGATCTTGGAACGTCGCGCGCTTGGACTCGTGCCACGCTTCCAAGTGGATCGGCGAGTCCGCGTCCGCGAGGATCGCGCCCATGAGCGCCTCGTTCCCGCGCGCCATGCGATAGGCGAGCGTCGTCGCGTGCGTGTGATAAACGAGCGTCTTGAAGAACTCGTCTGCCGCGAGGAGCAACGTCGTTGACGGGAACCGCACCACGCGCCCGAGCTTGCCCCCGATCGCTTGGTGGCCCGCTTCGAGCGCGTCGGCCTGGATCGACAGCCCAGGAATCGCCACTCCACGCGCGGCGAGCCCGGTTTCGAGCGACGGCATTTCCGTGCGCATCGCCATCATGAAGTTGTGCCCCGCCTGAGCGAGACCGGGGATCCATGCGCGCATGAACGCGGGGAACTCGGCCCACGATGCAGCGTCCGGGTTCCGACTCGCCGTGTTGACGATCGACTCGGCCACGCGACGCAACACCTGCGTATACGCGAGATTCGCCGCGTTTCCGGTGATGTTGGCGATGTGCGTCTGCGGTCCACCAAGCATCATCGCGATGCGCCACTCGATGAACTTGTCCGCCGCGCTCGCCTTCGTCGTCGAAGCGATGCGTGCCGCGAGCGAGAACGTGCCCGGATCCTTGAAGTAGTCGAGCGTGACAAGCTCAGGATCGAGCCCAGCGCGGCGCATGGCCTCCAGCGCCTTCTGCGTCTGCATCGCCTCTTTCTCGGCGAGCTTGTCCATTTCGAGTTGCAACGCGAACCGCGCATCCTGAGACAGCGAGGAGTCGTCGAGTTGCGCGCGGATCTTCGCCAGCGCGCGCCGCGTCTTCCGCGTGCCCGTCGAGATGATCGACGAGAACGCCTGCGCCGCCGAGTCAAACTCCTTCGTCACGTCACGGACGACGCCGAGAGCCTGCGCCGTGTGTCGGCGCATGTCCTCGTACACCCAACGCAGCCGCGTGGCTTCCTTGATCCCATCGAGCGATCGCGTTCGCGTCGCGTCGATAAACGCTTTGTCCGCGAGCTTGGACAACGCGACGTGTTCCCACGGCTCGAACTGCTCACGGTTACGCACCTTGGCGAGCAAGCGATCCCGCAACGCGGCGGGGTGCTGCGCGATCTCCTGATCCGCGCGCCCGTACGCATCGCTCCTTGGCGCGGGCATGAGGTCCTGAGACCGCACCATCCGCACGCCAGCCTGGAAATCGCGCACGTACTTCTCACGCGCCGTGCGCGCCGTCTGATCGTCGTTCTCCGAACCGTACGCTTCGAGAACGTCGCGGATCGTGCCCTTCGTCATCGCGGGCAGACGTTTCTTGATCGGCAACGCGAACGGCGTATCCGTCTGGAAACCTTCCGATTCGCCCTCGCCCTGAATCGCCTCACGTTCGAGCCGATCCATTGCTTCGTCGCTGAGCGGCGGCATCCCGCCCATGATCGCGTCGAGGAACGGCAGCGACTCGGCTTCCGCTTCGCGGTTCTCCGCCGCGTCGAGCATGTGCTGAATCAGTCGCGTCTCGGCGGCGTTCAACTTCTCGCCGTCGATCGCTTTCTTGACCGCCGCGCGCGTCTCGTTCTCATTCAGACGCGCGTTCTCGGGACGGTTCGCCCACCAGTCCGCCTTGGCAATCCACGACGTGCGCCCGGCGACTTCGCGCTTGCCGCCAGCGTCCTCGGTGAAGGTGAGCTTCCCGCCTTCCTGCTCCCAGCCCGCTTCCCATCGAGCCATCGAGCGCAGCGCCGCCTGGGTATCCGGTTCCTTCAGGCGCGGGTCCGCGTAGACCTTCGGCACGTCCGCGACGATCCGCTCGCCCGGCGCGTGCCCGCCCGTCGCCGTCTCGAACGGCAACGCGACCTTGGGAGACTCCTTCCGGCGGACGGGGAGCTTCTTCGCCTTCGGCTCGGTCGCCGGGGTCGGTTCGGCGAGGGTAGACTCCTTGATCCGATGGGAAGCGCGAGCCTCAGGATTAGCCGAAATCTCGGATTTCTTCGGCTTGGCTTCCTTCGCCTGCGCCTTGGTCGGCTTGGCCGGTCCCGGCGCTTCCTTCGTCGGGCGTGATACCACCTCGACCGCCGAGGCGAGGACCGTGCGCGAACGCGGCTCGGCGAGTCCGAGCGTGGTGTCCGGGTCGCCCAACCGGCGCGGGCCGGTCGTGAGGACCTTGAGCGTGTCGCCACGCACGGACGTGACCCGCCCAAGCTCGCCCGAGGGGAGTTGCACCACGTCGCCCACGGACTTCGGGGCAGCGCGCGCAGCGTCACGCCGTGCAATATCGGCCTGCGCGCGCAGTTCGTTCACCGTGCGCTCGACCTTCTTCCGGCGCTTGCCCTCCGGCAGACGCACAAGCTGGGCCTCCGCGTCCGCGAGCGCCTTGGCCGCCTGCGCGGGCTTGTCCAGCGTCGCGGCGCTCGCCTTGGCTTCCGCCGCCCGATCATCCGGCGTGCGAACCAGGGGCGCAGGGTGGCCTTCCACGGGCTCAACGACCGGGAGATCCAGACGCGGCTTGATCGTCGTCGGCGCGATGTTTCCCACCGGTTTCCCGATGGGAACCGACAGGCGCAGAGCCTTCTCCAACTCGGCGACCTTGAGCGCGAGCTGGGTGCCACGCTTGACCCCCATCAGCTTCTCGACCGGCGTGGCCAGCGTCTTCTCGATCTCGCGGATCAGGCTCGAAATACTGCCCTGCTTCACGATCCCGACCGCGTGCGCGAGGTCGATCAGCACGTCCGCGAACCGGCGCACGATCCCCGGCTGATAGGTCGCCACCTTGAACGCCACGTCAGGATTGAGGCGCACGAGGTCCTCGAACGTGGGCATCTGCTGAAGGATCTCGGCGGTCCCCTCACCGCGCGCCATGTCGGGCGAGAGCACCGGCCCCTGAGCGGTCCCCTTACCACCCACGGCGACGCGCTGCCGTCCCTCGCGATTCTGCGCCTGCCGGTCGATCAGACCCGGCGCGACGGCTTCCACCGCCGCCTCAAGGTCACGGTAGACCGCCGGATCCGTCTCCTGAGCGTGGTGCGTCAGCTCGTGCCGGAAGAACGCGCGCTGAATCTCGATCGGCCCCGCGTCCGCGTTCAGGACGATCACTCGCCCCGCCGGGTCATACGCGCCCTCGGCCTGGATCGGCTTGTCGGCCTTGACCATGACGACGGTCGCGCCGGTCGCCGCCGCACGGTCTGAAAGCTCGCTCGGAGCGGTCAGAATCGTGTGCCCGATCCGTTCCGTCGTCTGCTGCCCGCTCGGGCCACGCAGCATCTTGTCCACTGCCGCGCGGACATGCGGCTCGGGAACCTCGATCACCTCACCGCCGGTCGAATGGGCCGAGGGCGTATCCCCTGCCACGGGAGCCCCTGAAGCAACTTGGTTGTTGGTAGTCTCCCCGACAGCACCCTCGGCCTTTTTCGTGCGGACGCGCGCGTGACCGCCAGTGATCCATTGGGTCACTCCCTCCATGAGAGCGGAACCCAGCGCGGCAGGAATGCCGTCCGATTGTGCGACATCCCAGAGAGACTTGGCTTCTTCCTCGTTCTTGATCGTTCCCGCGAGACGTTGCGCGATGTCTTCGCCCTTGCCCTGGATCGTCTCTTGGACGCCTTCCACGACGGCAGACGTGGCGATACCGCCAAGTGCGGACCGTTCCGCGATCTTGCCCGGAATCGACAGCGCGGAGTCGATCATGCCGGACAGTCCAGCGCGTTCGATGACGGCACGCGCTGGCTTGATCGCATTCGACAACCGGAACGCCTGACCCGTCTCGGGTCCGATCGCATCGAGTGCGCCGAGCGGCATCGTAAGAAGCGATGCGATTCGCGCCGTGTGCTCGTCCGCACCTCGTGCGATTGCTTCCTGGTATCCGCCGCCGCCCTCAGCGAGCGACGACATACCACCCGCCGTGAGAGCCATTGCGAGCGGTCCGCCGCCGAGCCCGCCCGTGATCATCGTACCCGCGACGAGTGGGCCCGAAGATCCAATACCGCTCACCGTGCGCGTGATCAAGTCGCCTTCGATGCGCGGATCGGGATGCGGAGCTGCTTGCTGGATCGCTTGACCAGCGCCAACAAGGCTTTGCCCAACGGCGTCACCGGTCGCCATTTCAGCGAGCTTGCCCGTTTGCAGGACCGCCGCGCCGGTCATGTCCATCGCGCCGCCAGCGAGAGCCTTCGGCAATCCCGTGGCGTACTCCTTGAACCCCGGATCCGTGCCCTCGACGAGTTGACGAGCGATCGCATCGATGTCGATGTCCTCCGACTTCTTCGGAGTCACCTGCACGAGCTTTTTCGCAAGCGCGTCGATGTCGATCTCTTGATCGTCAATCATCGAATGCTCCGGGGAACTTCTTGCGGAGTCGCTCGGTTTCGGCTCGGTCGTCGGCTTGCTTCGCGCCCTTGAGGAGCGGGATCTTCTGCCCGTTCGTGCGCGGCGTGCCGTTGCGGTTCGTCGTGCGCTCGGGCGCTGGCGTGCCGTCACGCGCAGCCTTGAGCATTCCCTTGATCTCGTTCTCGGTGAACATCTCACCCGCCTGACGAGCCTCGAAAATCTGCTGCGCGGCGGTCTGCACACGATCGGCAGGAGTGCCCTCGGACGAGTACGGATTGAGCGGGGCACTCGGTGCTTGCGCGGGCGGTTGCGTCTGAGTCTGCGCGGGAGTCTGCGCCGCGCCTTGCGGATCGCCCTGAGAGTGAGCCTGCATTACCCGATCACGGACCGCCGCCGGGATCTGCTCCGCCATCGCCTTCTTCCACTCGTCGTACCCACCTGAGTAGGACGCGGCGGTTCCGACGTTCTCTTTCGCGCGATCCCAATACCAGTCGGCTTCGGTGTAGGACGACGGCTTGCCGGCGTTCCATTCCTTGCCCGCGCTCGATTCCTTCTTCTTCCCGCCGTCATGAAGGATCTTGATGATCCCCGATTCCATCTGCGCGATCTCAGACGGCGGAAGGAACGGACCAACGTCCTCTAGCATCTTGATCCGCTGAGTCGCTTCGGCTTCCGCGTCCGGGTCGAGTATGTTCGCGCCAATCGGTCCGACTTGTTGACGAACCGCCTCTATCTGATCGAGTTGCGTCTTCAAACGACTGACAGACTTCTGAGTCAGAACCGCCGAAGCGTGCCTCTTCGCGGATTCACGAATCGTCGCGTATACCGACTCTTCCACGTCATCAGGATCGGCGGGGGGAATGCCTTGCGTCGGATCGCCGTCGAGTAGCTTCTGAATCTGCGCTTGCTTCTGCTCGTCGAATACGGCGGGGCTCTCGCCGCCGTCGGCATTGGCACGCGGTTGACCAAGCCCCTGGACGATCTGCATCACTCGTGCCTTGGCACGAGTGCGCGCGATCATCTTTCCACTTTCGATGACGGTCTTGATCTGCTCCCGAAGCTCGTCGGGAGCCATCTTGTCCGCGTTATTGTAAATCTCGCGCAGTTGACGCTTAGTCTCGATCGGGACATTCGACTTGGAATCCGTTCCGTCTGGCGCAAGTCCACCGTGCCCGCCTTGAGGTGCATACTCCGAATCTTCGCCCGTGAGACCGCGAACGATCGCCCTTCCAGATTGCTTCGCAGCCTCACGTTCGGAGTCCTCACGTGCGCGGCGCTTCGCTTGCCAATCAGCATCAGCAGCAGCACGCTTGTCACGCTCGATCGCGCGCATGTTCTCGTCATTCGCGCGCTTGTTGGATTCCTCGCGCAGGTTCATCGCCTGCGTAGTTTCAGCCTCGCGCTGAGCATCGAACTTGTTCTGCCGATCTTCCTCGCGCTTGTCCTTCTTGATTCCGTACGCGGTTTGCGCCGCGCCGACGAGACCTTCCGCGAGCTTGACCGGACCTCCGAGCGCGCCGCCGCCTTGACCGATGAGAATCATTATAGAGCCGCCAAGTAAGGAAGGGCCTGAGCAGCCGTGCCAAGGAGGTCGTAGATCGTTTTCTTCGGGACGTGCTGCACGCCAGCGATCGTGCTCGCCATCTGACCGGTGAGACCGGACGCGGCGTTCGTTCCCTGGGCCTGCAAGCCCGCGAGGTTGCCCTGAATGCCAGCGAGATCGCCCGCCTCAGAGATACCCATCTGATTCATGTGCTGCGCGTACAGGTCGTCAATCTGCTGTAGAGCGCGCGCCGTGTCGCCATATACACCGCGCGACGCGAGCCGCCCAATGTTCGAGTTGTTGTACCCAGTCGCGTCCACGCCCATCTGAGCGCCAGCAAGGCGAGCGGGTTGGTTCGCCAGCACAGTTCGCTTGGTGTTCTCCGCAAGCTTGAGCGTGTTCGCGTTAGCGTCCGCGTACGACTTCTTGATCAGAGGCAATGCACGCCTTTGTTCAGCTTGAGCCTTGGCGAACCCGATACCGCTCTCGCCCTTGGCTTGACCAAGCAACGCGAGCACCTGCGCGAGTTGCTTCTTGCCCGGATCCTCGGGCTGATCGAACAAACCGGAAGCCAAGCCCGCCGCAGGGCCGAGCATGGCCATCTTCCCGAGCGACTTGAGTTTTAATCCCATGTGATTACTCGTAGTATCCGACGATCGTGACCGTGCCACGCCACACGAGCGACGCCGTTGCTGCGCCGTTCAGTTGCTTGACGAATACGTGGAAGAAGAGACCCGGAGGACAAACGAGCGGAGCGTCGCCGAAGTCTACCGTGAAGCCGGGGGATTGCGTGCCCACGGGAGCAGTCGCCAGGAAGCTCTGCGCACCAAGCGCGACACGACGTGGGGCGATCGTCGCGGCAGCATCCACAGTCGCAAGCGACACCGCCGTGGATCCCGTGGCGGCACCCCAGAAGAACGTCGTGGCGTTCACGCCCGCAGCACCCGTCACCACCGTCTCGCCGATGCGGATCGACGTGACGTACAGCGTCTTACCGGGCAACGTCGCCGTGCCCGCAGGGTTCTGGTAGCCGAACAACGCCCAATCGGTTTCGTTCGTCGCACTCGCCGCGAACTGCCACTGACCGCCGAAGGTCGTGTAGCCCGCAGCCGTGTTTGAGAGCGTCGCCGAAGCCGGAGCCGCGCTGTTAGCCCAGTTGGCCGTGAAACCGCTCGTCGATCCAGGCTGCACCTGATACGCGCCGCCGCCGAGGCCGCACATCATGTGTCCCCACGGCTTGCCCGAGTCCATGTCGCCAAGAGACACGTTGAGGAACCCGATGCCAAGCGATCGGGCCGAGCCCGCCGCGCCGCTGTTCCACACTCGCGCGAACACCGGCTTCGTCATCGCGCTCGTCGGCATCGGTTGGTTCGTTGGGACCGCGACGCTCTTGTAGAGCACGTCGTCGATCCAGAACTCCACCTCGTCATTGTGGATCGCGATCAGGTAGTGGTGAACGTCGCCCGCAGTCGGGCTCGTGATGTCCGAAGCCGTCTCCGTTCCACCGAAGTTGATGACCGCGCGAAGTTGACCGCCCGACAAGCGACGGAAGAAGATGCCGTCCGTGGGTAGCGCCGTGACGCCCGACACGTACCCAACACCCCATTCCGAGATCGCATTCGATGCCGTCTCGTTCGTCTCGCGGCACCACATCTCGACGTACGTGGTGTACGTGCCGAAGATCGGGAACGTGCGATATGTGCGGACGTTCGTTCCGTTGTTGATCGTCGTGTTCGCGCCAGAGTTCAGCGTCAAGAACCCCGACGCCTGCGCGGCGGTCATCGTCGTGTCGTTCTGTTGGATTCGGTCACGCGCGATGTTCGTGCCCTCGAAGCTGTGATTGAACAGCACCGAGTCAACGCCGACCCGCAAGCGATAGTCGTCGCTCGCGTCCAGCTCCTTCATGTACCGCGATCCGGTGATCGAACCCGGATCGACCTCGGCAGCGATTGCAGCGAATCCGCCCTGCTCCGTCGTCAGCGGCAACGTCACATTCGCGTTGCCGTCGCTCGTGACGGTCATCTCCGAGCTTGCGCCTGTACCGTTCGCAATCTTGATTCCGCTCATGTCAGACTCCGATACACGCGAACGTGTACGTACCTTTCGCCTCGATCGGGGTGTAAACGCTCAACGTGAAACCGTCGCCGACCACAAGGTCAGAAACCGTCACAGAGAACTGCATGAGTGCTTGTTCCTCGGGGCTTGATCCGGTCACCGTTGCTACGATCTTAGAGGTTCCATCCACCCAAGTCTCGCCCGTCACGACCGTTTGAGCGAAGTGCGTGAACGAAGCGCCGAAGTCCACCGTGACCGATAGCGTGTTCACCGATCCAGATGGGGCGGCCTCTAGCACGTCCACCCGCGCGTCCAACGCCTGATCCGCCGCGACCCGTGCCACGGACTCGCGCTGAAGGAGCGCGGTCACGGTGTCGCCCGAACCGTCCTTCACGTCGTCTGTCGTCACCCCGGCTTGCACGATGATCTCTCTCGAAACCGCCGGAGTCGCGTCCACGACGAAACGCTTGGGAGAGCTTCCGATAAGAGCGATGCCCGCGCCAAGCCGCATCTGCGGGGTGCCACGGTCATCGAAGTAGAACCCGTCCGGCAGACGGAACGTGTACCGCCCCGTCGCGTCCAGCGTGATCCCCGGACCCGCCGTGATCCCCTGCGACTCCTGATCCGTCCCACGACGCGACCGAACGCCGTCCAGCGCGCGAGGGGTCCCCGTAGCGTTACGACGCGGACCCTTCATCGGCTCCTCGCGATCCGCTTGGCGTCGATCGTGATCCGCTCCAACGCCCAACGCTGCGGCGATCCAGCGCCCTTGATGTCCAATGCGCAGAACGATCCGCTCGAACGCACGCGCGAGATCGAGTTCGATCCGGCTTGCAACGTGCCACTGACCGAGGCACTACCGAAGTCGTCCGGATCCTCCGTCGTATAGAAGTCCCATTCCGCGCCGTACTGGTCGATCGCGGTCACGATCTGAAGCCCGGTAAAGCGCATGTACCCAGGTCGCTCGTTATCGACGGGCATGTGCATCCGAACGAAGGACCCGATCCGTTCGCCATCGTCGTCGGTCGCCGTGCCCGAGAACTTGCGGACCTTGCCGTCACCGCCGCCAGCCAACGTCACTCGATCGTTCGGGCCGTCTCCGTCGATCGTGAACACCGCGCACGGTTGCACGTTCGCGTTGCCGTAGTTGTCGATCCACAAGGCACCCGTCTCTAGCTCGTAGCGCCAGTGCGTGAACAACGTGGACGGCGTGCCGTGCGGAACCTGGACGATCCGAATACAACGCTCGTTCGGGTCGTACGACATCTCGACACGCGCCGCTGAGAAGTCGATCGAATTCGACAAGCGACGCTGGACGTGGCGCGAGACCATCTCGGGCGATCCACCGATCGGCATCCGATACAGTTCCGCCTGATTCGTGAGCCACCAGAAGACACCATCAGGCGTGAAGCACCGCGCGCGACCGAACGCGACGCCGATGCCCTTGACCACCTCGTCGAACCGCCCACCCTGCGCCGGGTCGCCACGAAGCATCGACAGCGAGTGGTCGCCACCGACGAGCGCGAGGTCGTCACGGAACGAGCACAGGCACGTCACCACGTCGGGGAAGTCCCCGAGGTTCGAGAGTTCCGAAGAGATTGCCGCGATCGTCAACGGCGAGTCGCCCGGCGGATCGAAGTCCCAATCGTACGGATCGCCGTAGCGGCTCATGGCGAGACCCGCGCGACGGTCCGCGAATCCAGCGATGACGATCCGCGACCCGAACCGCTCCATGAGCATCCCACGCGGGGGAATCTGCCCGCTCGACCGTGCGCGATACCCGCCGTTGATCGAGTTGCGCGGGTCGTACACGTAGTACCGCGTGCCGTCCGTGAAGAAGCGCACACCGCCAAGGGATGCCGAGTCGATGAACCGCGCCGTCGCGTCGAACGCGCTCGCGTCGATCGTCGTCACCGCACTCGGGGAGACCTTGTAGAGCCCCGCGCCTACCACGGCGACCACCTCGGACGTGCGCGGCGATACGTTCGCACCCGCCACACTGATCTCCCGCATCGCGTACAGCGAGACCGTGTTCGAAGAGCTCGCCTTGACCGTCCCGAGGAAGAACCGTTCGGCGCGCGGCAACGTGAACGACGACGCGAAATCCGGCCAACGTGGATCGACCGCGATCGCGTACCCCGCCGGATCATCGGTGAGGCTCGTGAGCGAGTAGATCAGCGCCGAGTCCTGAGCCGAAGACGGCGCGATCCGTCGATAGACCTTCGCACTGATCCCGCTCGCGCTGATCGGGACATAGAGGTTGTCCCACTTGTCGAGCGCCATGCGCGGATAGTGGTACGTGAACGCGCCAGGGCCAGCCGTCCAGCACGTCGTCGCCGTCGCACCGTTCGACGTGTTCGACGCGTCCCAGACCGCCGCCGTGTCGAAGAACTTGCGCAGGTCCACGTTCTCGGCGGAGACCCCGATGATCGTCACCGCCGCTTGACGCGGACCAGCGCAGAAGATGTCGCCGTTCGTACCGTAGCGCACGCCGTAACCGACACCACCGAACGGGAGACCCGAGAGGCCGGGCCCGTTCGTGGTGAGCACCTTCTTGAGCTTGCCGTTCGACGGGTCCCACACCGCGAGGATGCCGTACGGGCTCGACAGACCGCTTGCAAGGGACGCGCTCGCCGTCGTGCTTGGCGGTCCACCCGTCGAGTCTGCCGTGCGATAGAGGAAGTACGGATGCGGGTAGATCCCCGGTTCCGTCGCGCTCGCCGTGCGGGATCGAACGCTCGCCGTCGTCGCGGCACCCGCGAGCGGGATCCACGCGAGACGTGCCTCTGCCGTGTTCTCGCCCAACGTGTACGAGCTTCCACGAGCCTCGCGCGCTTGCACCATGAGCGCCGAGCGCGCGTTCGTGCCGTCGTTCTCGAGCACGCCAGGGCTCCACACAGTCGCGTGCGGCGTCGTCGCCGATGCGTACGCGGTTCCCTTCGCGCCCGTGCCGTTGATCGCGTGGTGCAGGTTGCGCAGGCTCGCCGTGCCCGTGACCGTATCGCGGAGCACTTCGTTCGCAGCGGGCGTCAGCGTCGTCTTGAACGTGTACGTCACCGCGTCGATCGTCACGGTGTCATTGTTGTTGACGACGCCGACCGCTTCGAGCGTGCCCTGATAGCCGCTCGGGAGCTTGTGCGCGGCACCGCCGCCGTGCATGAGCCAGCCCTCGATCTTCTCGATCTCCGTCGTCGATCCGGCAGACCACACTGAGTCCGGATAGAGCGGCATCTCGATCAGCTTCTGCTGAGTGTAGGCCGTCGTCGATCCCGTGCTCGTCTCGTACCAGTCCGAGAGAACGACCACCTTGAGGATGTCGCCCTGGAAGAAGTTGGACGCGACACCCGAGAACACGTCCGCGCCGAGGCTTCCCGGCGTCAGCGTTTCGTATCCAGTGCCGCTCGTCCACCGATCGACCGGGCGACCGTTGATCCGGTGACACGATCGAGTAGCGGGAGTCGTGTCGTCGTAGCCGTGATCGAACACGTACGTGTGCAACACGAGACCGTCAGCATCGAACGCGCCGCCGAGCGGGACGTTGTTGCCCGACGCCGTGACGCGACCCCAAGCGCCAACGGCCGGACCAGCGACCGGAGGCACTTCCTCGTAGAGCAACGTCGAGCCGTTCGCGTTCTGGAACGTCGTCGTGAAGAACGAAGCATTGACCTGGATCCGGCGGTCCTTGACGTTCGACGCCGTGGTGTAGTTCTGCGCCACGAGCGTGCTGCGCGTGTTCGACTGCGGCGTGCGGCACAGGATGAACCAGACCGATTGAGCCTTCGCGTACGTCGGGAACAAGCTCCGATTCAGTTGGCGGTACTGGAACGCCGTCGATAGCGCAGCCTCGCCAACCATGGCATTGGACGTGCCGTCGAAGAAGAGCGTGTCTTTCCCGGCGAGCACGCCCTTACGCAACGTCGGACCGGTGCCCACGGCGTAGGCGTTGCGACCGTTCCCGCTCTTGTCCACCCACGTCGTGATCTCTGCGCCATCGTCCTTGTTCGCGTTGTTCGACCCGTCGCCGTCAACGTCCTCGGAATCGAGCCACGTCCACAGACGGCGCGAGACGTTCGGAAGGTCGAGGATCGTCCAATCCGACCACGGAGCCGTCGTCTCTGGCGACTTCGGCGAGAACCCGCGATTCGCAAGCGGCTCATGCGTCGTCGCAACGCTGCCGTCCTTCTCGGACACGTCCGCGTCGTTCGTCGGGTACACCACCGGCCACTCGCGCGTCAACGTCGGCTCGGGCACGCCGATGTTCGTGTAGAGCGCCATGCGCGATCGCCAGTTCGTCGTGTCGTTCTGCGCCGCGTACAACGTCAGACCCGAGACCTTGAGCGATTCCGTGAACCAGCCCGGAGTCATCTCCCACAGGAGTTGAGTCTTGTTGTTCTCAAGCTGCTCGTACGCCCACACGCACGCCTTGGCCATGTCGCCGCCGCTCGACACGCCTGCGAAGATGCGCCCTTCTTCGTCCACCCATAGCGCACGGATCACCGATCGCGGATCCTTCGCGGGCAGCGCGATCTTCCAGACCTGCGTGCCGTCCGCGTTGTTCTTGACGACGGCGGTATCATCGAGAAAGTAGACGTTTCCAAGCTCGTCCGTGACGACTCCTAGCACGTCGTTCGTGCTCGGCGTCGACTTGGACCAGTCCGTCGTCATCGAGTCGCCAAGCGCCGTGTACGTCGTCACGCGCGCGTCATAGACGAGATCGACGAGAAGCCGGATCTTCGTGCCCCCGCCGACCGTGCCCGATCCCCAGGCGAGCATCCCCGACCGTTGCGCACCACGCAAACGCTTCGACGAGGGGTCAACACCCGCGACGTTCTGCCCGAACGTCGTCGTGAGCGGGATCTGACGCGACGCCGCGTCCATGTCAGACAATCCCTTGCTCGGAAACGGAATCTGCATCAGACGATCGTCGGCGTCGCGCCGATGGTGAACGGATGCCAAGGACGATCGCTATTCAACGCATCGAACGCCGTGTTTGCCGGTCCCCCGATCTCGTGCTGAGCCGCCGCGTCCTGAGTGACGGCGGATTCCCACAGCACCGATCCACGGATCCGATCGAGGCGATCCTCGAGCCCGCCCTCGTCGTCCGCCTCGTACCCCGCGAGCCACGCGCAGCACCAGCGAACGAGAAGCCCCTCCATGAAGAGCGGGATGAACGCGATGTCTTCGGGATTCGCAAGATCGACCCACCCCGCGCGGTAGGACAGCTTGAACGCGTCCGCGAGATCCGTCGTCGGAGTCGGAGCGATGTCGATCCGTGCACGCGGCATCGTGTCAGCACCGGTTGGATCCGCCCACACGATCGCGCCAACGTAGTTCCCGGTCGCGCCCGACTGATTCAACCGGCGAGCGTCGGCGACCTGGAGCGGGGTCACCATGCGCAGCGCGTAGTACGCGTACGTGCTCGCCACCGGAGAGCCTTCCATCGAGCCGAAGTCGTCGGGTAGTTCGATGTAGCTCTGACCGTTCACGATCTCCAACGTCGCTGGCGTGCGACGAAGGAAGTTCCACTCGCACGCGCTCATCAGCGCGCGCCCTGCCTCGTTCACGATCACGTCCACGGCGACCTCGGCAGGCCATTGGCCGGTCTGCCAGCCCATGTAGCGACCCATGCGATCCTGCAACCGTTGGAGCGTCAGTTCGGACATGGTTCCACCGCGCGCGAGAACAAGGGAAAGGGTGGCGACCCACGCGAGCCGCCACCCATCACGATCAGATGCGGCTTCCGCCAGTCATCCCCCAACCGGTCATGATCACGTCGACCGACTGGCCAGTGGCCACCTGATCAGCGCGAAGCACGGTCGATGCGGGAAGGAACGCAACGCGACGGTTGGCGGACGTGGCATTCGTCGCGTTGCCACCGGCAGTGGTTCCGGCTTCGATCTTCGTTCCAGCCGGGAACGTCACCTTCAAGTAACCCGCGATGTCTCCCGTCGCCAAGTTGCCAGCAGCGATGTCCGTGGCGAGAACGATCGCGTCGTTACTCGTCTTGGAGCTGATGGTGTAGGTTCCGAGAGTGGCACCCGTTCCACCCGTGACCACGAACTCGATCGCGGTCGCGCCGATGATGGCAAGCGCAGCCGTGAGACCGGCGAAGTTGCCCGTGCTCGTCAGCGTGTGCGACGCCGCCGTCCACGTCCCGTTCGTGATCGGAGCGAAGTACCCCTGGAAGCTCAAGATGTTCATCTTGACCGGCCCGAGCACGTCCACGGTAAGTTCCTCTCTGTTGGCAACAGCCTCACGCGCGACGCAGAAGAAACCATGAGCATTGAATGTCGATGCTGGCGTCACGATGTTGCGGAAGACCGACTCGGGAACATCCCAGTTATACGAGGACGCAGCCGGAAGCAAGAGACCCTGGCTGTTCGCCGTGGCCTCCAACGACGTCGTGTATCCCATGTCGAACTGGTACAGACCACCGACGACGGTCGCGCCACCGGTTCGGTTATAGACCTTCTTGTCGTACTTCGCCCACGGGCTCGCGCCCACGGGAGTCGTATTCGCGAAGTAGTTCGGTCGAGTGTGTTGGCTCATCCGAACCTCCGATCAGAAGCCGAAGCCGTTGAAGATGCCCGTCACCGACGAGATCGCGTTCGAGACGATCGAGAAGCTCGCGGTGTTCATGAAGATGATTCGAGACGTGGACGCAGCGGTGGAGTACGCCGCCGTGACCACGCCATTCGCCGGGATGAACATCTGACCGCCGTTCGTGACCGTCGAGTCAGACGCCGTGATCGTGGCACCGGTCAGGGTCGTGGGACCCATCACGGTGACCATGAGCGAGGCGTTGTCGGCAACGGCTTCGTCAGCGCGGCAGAAGAACCCTTGACGCAGGTACGCCGTCACCGGAGTCACCACGTTTCGCCAGCAGGAGTTGGCGTCCATCCAGTTCATCGTCGTCACGGCGGGAAGAACGTTCCCGAACTCGTCGGTTTCGCTCGTCGAGGTCGTCGTGAATCCGATGTCGAACTGGTAGACGCGGCCGACAACCGTCGCGCTCCCCGTTCGATTCCAGACTCGCCACTTCAACTCGGCGCAGGGGTTCGCGCCCGCCACAGGCGATGCGACGAACCAGTGCGGATAGATCGCGTTCATGTGTGTCTCAGCCTTCCGCGATCACTGATCGCCGTTCGGGGACAGGAGGAACATCTTGCTGCGGTCGTCGCAGTAGACCGTGACCTCGGAGTTGACGCCCTGTTGCCAAGTCGTCAGGCCGATGCGGAAAGGATCAAGCCACTTCAGGTACCGCTCTTGGTGCCAGCAGACCTTGAGGTGCTTCGCGTTCGCGCCGTAGTAGCGCGGACCGAGCGTCGCGTTCGTGACCGCAGAACCGCCCGAGAGCGTGTTCTCGTCCACGAATCCAGTCGCCGAGGCGAGGGTCGTGTGGTTCGGGTACAGCGCCGCCGTGTCGAGCTGGGCTTCGTGGACGATCTGCACCGTCTTGAAGCGCGGGTTACCGCTCGGATCCATGAAGTCGTCCCAACGGTTCTGGGACGAGCGGTACAGGTGCTCGGCACGAGCGACACCGATCGCCGACGCGAAGATCACACCACCCGAACGATCGACGGCGGTTTCTCCCTCGGGGTCGTACGCCTCGGTGTAGAACGGGGGCGGAACGAAGTCCGTCTTCCGCATGCAGTACGAGAGATTGTAGATCAGGTTGTCGGCAGAGTTCGCCGTGAAGCCCGTCGTGCCCGCACCATACGTTTTCTGGAGAGGGCGGTACTTCGCGTACGCCGTGTCAGCGGGCGTGAAGCCGTGAATCGCCGTGTAGCCCGTATTCGAGTCGATGTACGAGCCAGCCGCCGTGATGCGACCGAAGAGACCGTACGTGAACTCGTTGAGGTACACCGGGATCGAGTTGGGCTGCTTCGAGTCCAACGTGCCCATGATCGTCGTGTCCGGACGTTGCCAGAACGCGACCGTCAGCGAGTCCACCAGCGCCGCCTTGAGCGACTGGATCTTGTTGTGGATCTCTTGGAGATAAGTCTGCTCGATCAGCGCGCCGTCACCGATGCCGCCCTGGTTGATGAGGAGAGACTCCTCCTTCCAGGTCTCGTGCGCCATGTGCGCGTGCCAGTACGAGCGACCAACGACGCTGTCCTGAGAGTCCTGCGGCGCGTGCTCTTCGACGGCAGGGTCATAGAACCCCGCCTTCGAGCTGGCCTTGAACTTCACGGAGAAGCGGATGTTCTGACCGCCACGAAGCGTGTCGCTCATCTTGCGACCGCGCATGAGGTAGTACAGAGACGCGTAGTTCGAGTAGTCCGAGACGAACGTCATCATCTTCGGACCAGTCGTCGAGTTCTCCGCTACGTTGCGGAGAGCTGCGGAGAAAGCGGACATGCCCATGATCTGATTCCTGCGGTTGTGCGCCGCGTGGAATCAGTCAGAGCGTCATCGGCCTTGCTTCTCGCGCTCGATCTCAGCTCGGACTAGCGCGAGTTCGGAGTCTCGCTGCGTTCCTTGCCGGTTCTGTGCGGGGCTGCTTTGGCCGGAGACGGGTTGACCGTTACTCCGCGCGTCGCGGTTCTTGTGAGCCTTGGCCGCTTCAGCCTTGGTTCGTTCCCGCTCCTCGCCCCACAACGCGTAGGCAGATGCCTTGACACCATCCCTGATGTTCTTGGCCGTCCCAGCCGTCGCAATGGATTCGAGGATGGGGACCAGTGCGTCGCGACCATCCTGCGTGTCCAGTTGGGGGAACTCGGCCTTGAGCGAATCGACCGCGCGCTCGAACTCGAACTCCGCGTTGAGTCGGGTCGCCAACTTCTCCGCGTGCGCTTCGAGTGTCTTCTCTAGCGACGCGGTGAACTTGCGTTCGATCGACGCGTGGATCGACTTCGCGAGCTTGCCCATCGACTTCGAGAAGTGCTCATCCGACTCGTCGTACATGCCGACCGCATCCTTGGCGATCGCGTCGAAGTCGTCGTCGTCACTCTCACTCGCCGGTGAGGTTGTGGCTGGCTTCTGAGAGCCGCCATCCTCTGCCTTGCGAGCCGTCGCGGGCGCGGCCTTGTCGGCCTTCGCCTTGTCCTCCAACTTGCGGGCGATGTCCGCCTGCCGGTCGTGAGCCTTCTTGCCGAGGGCTAGGATCCGTTCAGGCTTCATCCCCGCGAGGTCATCCTCGGTGAGTCCATCGAGGGCGAGGGCCTTGCGAGCCGCGTCCAAGTGCTTGGCGACGGCCGTGTTCCCCGGTGAGGTTCCCTCGGACTTGTCCGACTTGGTTGCCTCGGCGCTCGCAGGCGCGGGGTCCGCAGTGGCCCCCGTACCCTTGCCTTTCGGCTTCACCGTGTCAAGGGCCTTCCCATCGGTTTCTTGGGGAAGCCTAGAAAGCCGCTCCTTTTCGATCTCTCCACGCACGATGTTCCGCGCGATCGCGCTCGGGTCCACGCGCTTCGACTCGTCGGCCTTCGCGCCGAACTTGCCATCGGCGCTGCGCCCCTGGGTCGTGCGCGTCGCCTCGCGCTCGGTCGGATTCAGACCCTGCGGTGACGGGGCAGCGCCCGGTTGCAGAACCTCAGACGTCTCAGCGGGAGCGGAAGATTCCATGGTCATATCGGTTGTCCTGTTGGCCCTTGTGCATGTCTGCCGTCATCCCGCGATACGCGTCGATCTCGGCGCGGTTGCGAAGACGCGGCATGTCCAGTGTTTCGTCACAGACCCCACCACGACGCCGCCACTCAGCGGCCTCGGCGGGTCCGGCTTGGTAGACCGTGTGCGCCCAATCGGGTTCGACGAGCACGGTCGTGGTGCGCCCGTAGTCGTACACGCGCGTGTAGACCTTGCCGTCGCGTTCGATCGTCGCCCCAACGCGCGGAGCCTCCGACATCTCGGCGTACTCCTCGATCACGGAACCGTCTTCGGCCTCGAACGTGTAGAGCGGCATCACTTCACCTTGCCCGTCTTCGCGGTCGCCGCCGCAGCGCGTCCCGCCTTGTCCCCGATCGTCGTCGAGCTACCCCGCGCCATCGCGGGCTTCTGCTGAGAACTGCCGCCCACCGAGGACACAGGCTTACGTGCCGTCGTCGGCTTCGGCGTGCGATCGCTCGTCTGGCTCCCCGTGCCCATCGTCTGAACTTGACCGGCGAGCGCGAGACCCTGCATCTGGTTCAGCAGTTCGTAGTTCACGCGCGCGTCGAGGTTTGGGCGCTGAGTGAGTCGCGCACGGTCGCGCACCACGTCCTTGAGGTTCAGGTATGGCGCGGTCGGAGCCATCGCCGTAAACGCCTGCCAGAACGTGAACTCTTGATCAGCCTCCATCGCCGTCTCTTCCGCCGTCTTGTGGCGCATCATGAGCGGCTGCAACACCACGTCGTAATCGTCGAACGTCTGACCGTTCTCGCGCCCGCCCTTCACCATGTCGTACCGGAAGCCCATCTGCTCCTGAACGCGCGTCGGCACGCGCATGTAGAAGTCCTCGTCTCCGTCGATCATCTCGAACAGACCGCGACCGACCTGAGCGAGACCGTCGTAGAACGTGTCGCGCAGGAACGCGATGCGCGAGCTAGCGCCACCAGCTGCGAGCGTTTCAGCCGTCGCCGTCGCGCCACTCGCAGCCTGCCCGAGCATCGAGTCCGTGATCCCCGTGCGCTCCTTCGATCGAGAGAGCATCCAATCGAGCGCGCCGAGCATGTTCGCGTCCAAGCCGCCCATCGTGTACGTCTGCGCGAACTTCGGATCAAAGCCCTTGGAATAGAACGATGACCCGTTCTTCGCGTTCTTGATCTTGCCCGCGAGCGCCTGATCGGCACCGCTGTAGACCATGATGTTCTTGTACTCGCGGATCAGGTTCAGCAGCACGCGCGACGTGTCGCTCGTCTGACGCGCCCACTCCTCGTTCGCCAAGAACATCGTGAGCGATTCCGACTCGTTCGGCACGTCGTACTGCCCGACGATCGTGTACGGGCCTTGGCGCGCGCTGAAACACGCCTGAGGCTCGCGGATCTCCACCAACGGCGCGCGCTTCGACTTCGATCCACGCGCGGATACGCCCTTGCCAATCTGCGCGTAGTAGTGCCACGCGCCCCAGTATCCCTTGTCCGGCGTCAACTCTTCGTCGACCTGCTCGTCGGGGATCCACACGTTCCACAGGATGAAGTCGTCGCGCTTCAACGACTCGCCATCCTTCGAGATCATCTTGCACAGATCGTCCTCGGGCTGGAGACCTTCGATCAGGTCCACGCGCCAACCCTGCTCGGTCGTCTTCCCATCCTTCGCTCGGATGCGTTCCAAGAGCGATCCCTTGCTCGTGATCGTCGGATGCGCGCGCCAGCGCGTCTCCTGCATGTCCGTCGCTCGCGCGTCGTACCGAAACCACTTCATCGGCACGAGTCGCACGTTCGCACGGTGAGGCACGCCATCGACCGGACCGCGATCGACGTAGGGCAACGCCTCGCGCTCGTTCAAGAACACCGCGCGGCGGAAGAAGTAATCCACGAGCCCACGCCGGAACGTGCGCTTGAGATTGATCCCGCGCACGAGCTTGTTCCCCGCGTACTCCAACCCGATGCACCTCTGATCGATCATCGGATCGTCCGATCGTTGCGGCTCGACCATGTAGTACGGGTCGCCGCTCACCAACTGCGAGGACATGACCGCCAGCGCCTCGAACGCGGGATTCTCGACCTCGCGCTTCTGACTCGCTCCAGGGTCGAAGTAGAACCCGTGATAACGGCGCAGCATCTCGTCCAGCTCGCCGAACATGCGCTCGACCTTGCGACGAGACGCCTCTAGCTCCTCCCACATCGCTTCCGCGCTCGTGTCAAGGCTCGTCATAGCTTCCCGTCCCGCAGTTGCTCAATCAGCCATTCCTCGTCGGTCAGGCTGTCCCCATTGATCTCGTCAACCGTCACGTCCTCGGGGTCACGGAACTCGCCACGCCCCCGGAATAGCGGGTGCCCCCCGTAACGATCGGACCGAATGCGCCTCAGCTTTGCAAGATAGGCATCCTCGTTCTCCGTCGTCAGCGTCCGCGAGGGCAGCAAGTAGTCCACCCCGGCGACGAGGTAGAGCGACCCATCGATCCCGTGGTCGTGCGCGTCCTTCGCGGGCTTGTCGATCGCCTTCTCACCGCTCTCGGGCTCGTCTTCGTCGCCCTTCCGCTCGTGCCGATAGTCGGGGTACTCCTCGATCGTGCACGTCGGAAGGTCTAGCTCGACCAGCGACTCGTCCGGGTCGTGAACCAGAGCATCCACGTCGTACTGGATCGTCCGGTTCTTGATCCGCACCGCGAGCAACGCGATCGAGCGAGCCTTGTTCGCCTTCTGAGCCAGCACGAACACCGCGCCCGGACCCTCGCGCGGTGCGCCAACCACGTCATTGAACGCGCGAACCATGTCCGGGCGGTTGTGATCGCACCAAGCCAGCGTGATCGGATAGTGCGCGTGGATCTCCTTCACGCGCTCAGTCCACCACTCAAGATCCTTCTTCCGAGCGTACGCCTCGGCCACGATGATCAGCTTGCGCGATCCCGTGAACCCCGCGACTACGATCGAGCCCGGCGCGTCGTCGCCGAAGTCCACGCCAGCGTAGAACTCGCGCACGTCGAGCTTGCGCAACGTCTCGCGCGTGATCCATCCATGCTCGTCGCGCTTGATCTGCACGACGTTCCGTTGATCCTCGGCGACCTCGAGATCGTCGCACCACTCGGGAAAAATGGCCCCTTCGCCAGCGGTCCACAGCCCGAGCACCATGCGCTGATACCGCGTGCCCGTGTACTGCTCACGGCGACGCATGAACGCATCGCCCTCGGGGGTCGGCTCAAGGATCCCAGTCGACGCATTGAGCTCGAAATACGCGGGATTGTCCTCGATCACGGACTCGAACAACGTCAACCGCTTGGCCTTCGCGCGCCCGAGGATCCAGTGCTTCGGCTTGCCGGGGTTCGTCATTCCGAACGCCACACCGAACGGGATGGGCGACACGCCGCGCCCCTTCTTCGCCCGGTGCCCGTTCGCGTCGTACTTGTAGAGCGCGAAGTTACGCAACGATCGACCGGTCAGCTCCTCCCAGACGCTCTTGGGGAACTGCCTGATCTCTTCGGCGAGGATGAAGTCCCACTCGGTCGAGAGCAGGTTGTCCACGTTGTCCAACCCCGCGAGCACCCATCGCCACGCGCCAAGCGGGTACTCCGTGCGGTGCGAGTCCGATGGCCCCTTGAGCATCGGATGCCCCTGAGGGACGACCTTCCGCAACGTGACGCACGTTGACGTGGTGAGTGACCGCCGCGTCAAGCGCACGAGCAGCACGCGACACGGCACGCGCGGGAACCGTGAGGCGAACGCGAACAAGCCACCCAACGCCCCGAAGCTCTTGCCCGTGCCAGCCGGACCGGCAGCGATCCACTCCTCAGGCGGTCGGACACCCTGATCCACGGCGGCGTTGAGCATCGAGTAGATCTCGGCCCCTGCCCCACGAAGCTCTAGCTCAGCGCGCGGACGAGCTTCGATTTCGCTTTCTTCCTGGTCACTCGTCGTCAACGTCCACAACCCTCGGCCCGCGTGGAACATGCGTCACGACTACCGCAGTAGTCGGTACCACTTCCTCACCGTTCGTGCTTGCATCCTGCCCTACGGTTGCAAGTGTGCTAGGGGGAAGGTCCCGGATGGGGGCTGCTACAGTTGGCCGTTGGACCCCACCCTGCACCACGGTCACGTGCACCTCGGGCAGTTCCGCCTGATCCTGAACCGGTGCCCCGTCGATCCGCATCAGGATCTCACGCATCGCTGCAGGCTCATCCATCGCCATCTTGAGCCACGCCTCGACCAGTTCACGCACGCGCGGCGGGATGCGGTTGATCTCATGCTCGGTCCCCGTGAGGAGCGCCCGCATGGCCGTCTCAAGGGGTCGCTTACGCCCCGTGTTCTTGCCCCCGCCACTCTCTCCTGGCTTCCACTGGAACGCCTTGAAGTGTTCGGGGACGGTCCCCTTCTTCGGACCCGGAGGCCGACGAGGCTTGAGGGGGAGGTCACTCATGGCGGCAGGCTGGCAGGTTACCAGCGAGTTACTACGACTTCGCCACCTTCGCGCTCGATTTCGGGGTGTCGAGCATGGCCTGTCCCGCAGGATTCTGAGCCCGGTGCGCCGCCTGGATCGCCCGTGCGGTCGGCGCGTCGTTCGGCTCGATCAGGACCCGGAACGCGGGTCGTACGCCGTCCACGGCGAGGCTTGGGATGACGATCGAGCATTCGTGCATGGTCGGCGAGGATCGCCCGGCCAGGAACGCGTTGGCCTCGTTCGTGAGGAACTCGCCGATCTTCTCGGCTTCGGACTTGTTGCTCATGGATTGTTGGCGCGCGACGGTTTCGTCCGCGCTTGGCGGCGGCAGGGTTGCCAGTGAGGTCCTGTACCACAGGCTGACCGAACGCGTTGGGGAACAGGATCCAGCGCGTACCCGTAGCTGCGCCGTCGCGCGCCGTGGTCGATCCTAGAGCATGGTATCACGCTCGTGCAAGCGCGATCCGTGGATCACCGCTCGCTGTCGGTCACTAGCGCGGACTGCGCCGGGCTCAAGTGCGGCATGGCGTACTCGCTGAACAGCCACAACACAGCTAGCGCCACGGCGGCGATCACGGCACCGACGGCGATGTCGAAAAGCATGGGCTTCATCGTTTCACCTTGTCATTGGCTGGCGTCTTCACGCGCAACGCTTCCTTGGTCGACTTGATCCCACACGGACGCGAGCAGCACTTCTGCTTGTCCGCTTTCGGAGTGAACGCCACGCCGCACACGGCGCACGTTATCGGTTGAAAGGTGCGCTTCACGTCTTCAACGCCTCCCGCGCCTCGTCGGTGAGGATCGGAAGGCGGGTGGCTCGATCGAATGCGAGGACGAATCGACCGGGAAACTGGATCTTGCCGTCGCCGTCGAAGTACCAGTCGAACGTTTGGTCCGCGTTCAAGTCAGCGTCGAAGATGGACCGCACGATCATCTCCGCATCCTCCGCCCGCCTTCGCAGCGCGGCGAGTTCGGTGCGGGCGGCATCGAGATCGCATGTACACGGAGCGTTGATGTGCGCTTCCCACACGCCGCAATAGACCGAGTGCCCTAGCTGGTTGTCGAGCTTGCTCACGCCTCCACCTCGAATCCGATCGCGCGGAGGGCGGCTTGAAGACACACGGCGATCTCCTCGCGGATCTTCAAGGCGGACTCGGGCGGTGCTGAGCTAAGGCACGATCCGGTACGCGCTTCGTAGTGGGCATCTGCCATGCGGTACAGCTCCTCCCTCGTGATCCGCCGCACGTCGCGGGAGTGCTTGCGGAGGATCGCTTCGATGTTCCGCCAGCCCAAGTAATACCCCGATCCTATGTATCCCTTGGATTGCTGGTACGCCATCTCGTTGATCTCCCTCGCGCCCGCCTCCACGTCCACCGCTCCGCGCTTCTCAAGCTCGGCAACGCGGGCGAGTGCGGCGTCGCGCTGCTTGACCAGAGCTTCAACAGAGACTTCCGGCATCGAGTGGATGCGTGCGTGCTTCTCTGCCGT